GCAGCAGACTGTGGCGATTGCACTGGGCGGCGCCGTCGCCGGTCAGGTCTTCGAGATCATAGTAAATTAGACGGAATTGAAGCTGGAGCTACCGCAGATCAAACAGCAGCCGAGATAAAAACATTATTAGATAGCAATGGTATTGTTAACTCAAACGTAGATGCAAGTGCAGCGATAGCAGGTACAAAGATTTCTCCTGATTTTGGATCGCAAAATATAACTACTACTGGTCAAATTCAAATAGGTGGAACTTTACCAATATTAGCTTTTGTTGATTCTGATAATAACCCAGACTATGAAATAAAAAATGCTAACGGCAATTTAAATATCAGAAATACTACCACTAGCTCTAATGCAATGCAGTTTCTTTCTGATGGTCATATTGATGTAAATGCAAACACAGATTTTGCTGCTGGTATTGACGTAACAGGAAACATCACAGTAACAGGTACAGTTGATGGGGTTGATATTGCTGCAAGAAACACATTATTCGGTGGCTTGACTTCTAGCTCTGGTGTATTAACGAATGGAGTAACAGCAACGACCCAATCAGCAAGTGATAACTCTACAAAAGTTGCGACAACAGCTTATACAGATACAGCAATAGCAAACCTAGTTGATTCTGCACCTAGTACTTTAGATACATTAAATGAACTTGCAGCAGCTTTAGGTGACGATCCAAACTTTGCGACAACTGTCACCAACTCAATAGCAACTAAACTACCTCTTGCTGGTGGTACGTTAACTGGTGATTTAACAATATCAAATACTGCACCATCTATAGCTTTAATTGATACAGATAGTAATTCAGACTTTAGTATTTTTGGATCTCAAGGTGAGTTTAGAATAAGAGATCAAACAAATACAACAAATAGATTAACAATAGCTTCAGATGGAACAACAACTATAGCTGGTAATACAGACTTTGGTGCTGGTATTGACGTTACAGGCAATATCACAGTAACAGGAACAGTAGATGGCAGAGATATTGCGACAGATGGTACAAAACTTGATGGAATAGAGGCATCAGCAACAGCAGATCAGACAGCTAGTGAGATTGTTGCTCTTGTAGCTGACCAGACTATTGCTCCTTCAACTATTGATATGGAGGACAATGAGAAAATATTACTCGGAACTGGAGATGATTTAGAACTTTGGACTGATGGCTCAGATAGTTATGTGCAAAATTCAGCTTCTTCACCTAATAACTTATATATAAGAAACTTAAATTCTGGTAAAAATATTATTATAGATGCTAAAGTTGGTGAACGAAGTATATGGTGTAAACCAGATGCAGCCGTAGAACTTTATTATGACAACAGTAAAAAACTAGAGACAAGTAATGATGGTATAGATATAGATAATGTTATAAAATTACACGCTTCTGCTGTAAACCAAGCTGAATCAGGAAGAATACGTTTTGCAGAAGTACAATCTACTATGCAAGGTGCGTTTATTCATTATGACGGTAATGCTAATGAGTTACATATAGGTACACATGAAAGTAACACTACTAACTCTGCTGATGACTTTAACGCATTAACTTTCTCTAGATCTAATGGATTTGCTCAATTTCATGCTGATGTAACATTTACAGGAGCAACTTCTGGTTACAACGCAGTATGGGATAAATCGGATAATGCTCTTGAGTTTGCTGATAATGCTAAAGCTACTTTTGGAGATAGTGGAGATCTAATGATTTACCACCACCCCACTAATGGTAGTATTATTAATCATTTTGGTACTGGTGACCTAGTTATAAGATCAGGTAATAGAATAGATCTTAGATCAGCAAATGATGATACCTATTTTGCAAGATTTGTAGAAGATGGTGCTGCTGAACTTTATTATGATGGCAGCAAAAAGTTTGAGACAAGTTCAAGCGGAATTACAGTTAATGGTGCTGCTCTTGTTGGTGGCAATATAGAGATTAACCAAGATGCTTATTTAAAAATAGGTGCTGGTAATGACTTAAACTTTACGCATACTGGTACGGATTCATATATACAAAACGTAACTGGTGATTTATATATTCAAAATATTGGTACTAATAGTGATGACATTTTTATTGCTGCTAAAGATGACATTAATATACGAGTTCAATCTACAGAAGATGCTATAAAATGTATAGGTGATGGAGCCGTAGAACTTTACTATGACAACAGTAAAAAGTTAGAGACAAGTTCAGATGGAGTCATTTTTACTGGTGCTGCAAGATTTGTTGGTAATGAAACTGGTTTTCTTACAGGTAAAGCTCAACCAACAATTTATAGAACGGCTAGTACATCTGGATCGTATCCTTTTAATGAATTTGGACATTTAGTAATACAGTCACGAAATGACGGTAGCAATAGAGATATAATTTTTGCAACTGGTACAAGCTCTGCCAAATTAAACAGAATTACATCTGATGGGCATTTAGATTTATTGGGTGACAACCAGAAACTAAGAATTGGAGCTAGTCAAGATTTCCAACTTTGGCACGATGGAAATAATAACATTCAAGCTAATGCTGGTTCTTTATATCTTCGTAGTAATAGTGCTTCTATATATTTAAGAGCAGTTAATGTTGAAAATTCTATAGTTTGTAGTCCTAACGCTGCTGTACATTTATATTATGACAACAGTAAAAAGTTTGAGACAACAAGTTACGGAGCACAGTTTACAGACAACGTAAAATTTGACAATCCTGATACGGCTGGTAGAGATTTAACTTGGGAAGCCGATAATGATTCTCTGCATTGGGAAGATAATACTAAAGCTACTTTTGGTGCTGGCAATGACCTACAAATCTATCACGATGGAAGTAATAGCTATATAAAAGATATTGGAACTGGACAGTTACGTTTAGCCACAAATGAGTTTTTAATTACTAATGCTGCTGTTTCTGAAAATATGTTTAAAATTTTTGAGAACGGAGCAGTTGAATTATATTACGATGCCAGTAAAAAGTTAGAGACAACTTCAACAGGAGTATCAGTTACAGGGAATATAGCGGTATCAGGCACAGTAGATGGTGTAGATGTAGCTGCCCTTAGTGCATCAGTTAGTGGTTTCTTATCAAATATTGTTGAGGACACATCTCCACAACTAGGCGGTGAGTTACAAACTAATGGTAACGATATAAGTTTTGCAGATAATGACAGAGCAACATTTGGTGATGGTGATGATTTTAGAATTTTTCATAATGGTTCAGATAATTTCATAAGTGGCACAGGTAATATTTATCTTAAAAGCTCTGGTTTCTTAGATATTCGTAGTGATGGCAACGAAACCATGATAAAAGCTACTCCTAACGGAGCAGTAGAGCTATATCACGATGGCAGTTTAAAAGCGAATACAAGAAGTGATGGTTTTGAAATAAAGCAGCATCTCACAATGGGAGATAGTGATGAAATTCGTTTAGGTAATAGTTCGGATCTAAAAATTTATCACGATGGATCAAATTCTTATATACAAGACCTTGGTACAGGTCAATTAAGATTTTTGTCAAATGATTATGTATTTTATAATGCTGGTGGCAATGAGAATATTGCAAGGTTTATAGAAAACGGAGCAGTAGAGCTATATTTTAACGGCAGTAAAAAAGCTTTTACATACGCTGATGGATTACATATTGATACAGGTGTTCTTAGAGGTGATGATAATGCACTAATAAAACTTGGGAATGATGGAGATTTACAAATTTATCACGATAGTAGTACTAACGATGGTTTTATTAAAGAATTAGGTACTGGAAGATTACAGATATGGACAAGTAGTTTACATCTAAAAAATCAAGCTGGTGATGAAATTAACCTAGTAACTAATGAAAATGGAAATTGTGAGTTATGGTTTGACAACAGTAAAAAGTTTGAGACAACTTCAACAGGTGCTACTGTTACAGGAACACTTGCTGCTACTAATACAAACATTACTACACAAATGTTTATGCCTGATAATGGGCAAATTCGTTTAGGAGATAGTGATGACCTACAAATTTATCACGATGGTTCCAACTCGTATATTCAAAACAGTACTGGTGGTTTATTTATTAAAAATACTGATGGAAGTAATTTAGATGTATTTTCTCACGGATCTGCAAGAATAAGAGTAAATGCTGGAGAGATGGCTGTTGATTGTAGCCATAACAGTAGTGTTGATCTATATTTTGATAACAGTAAAAAGTTAGGTACAGCTAGTGATGGAATAACAGTTTACGGAAGAATAGCTGCTGATGAGCTTGACATGGGTGATAGCGAGAAGATAAAACTTGGAACAGGTGATGACCTACAAATTTATCACGATGGGTCTCACTCATATATAAAAAATACTACTGGTCATTTAAGGATTGGTGATGCAAATGTTGTCATAATGAACGCTGCTTGCAATGAAAATATGATTCATGCTGTGCAAAATGACAGAGTGGAACTTTATTACGACAACAGTGTAAAGTTTGAGACTACAAGTACTGGAATAAATATACCTGCATCTGTTCCAACTATTACTTTATCTGATACTGATGGTAACACTCCATATTCACGCATAACTGCTGGAGGAGGAGATTTAGTTTTTGAAGCAGATCAAGGTGACGAAGAAGCAAATACTCTCATGTTATTTAGAGTCGATGATTCAGAAGCTATGCGTATAGAATCCAGTGGTGCAATTCGATTTGGAGCTACAGCAGCTATACAACAAGAAAAATATACTTTCTTTAGACAAGAATCAGACGCAAATACTTTAGCTTATTTTCATCAGGGAGCTTCAGCAGATGTATCAGGTATATGGATGCGTCATGGAAGAGCATTGTCTGGTTTTAGCGGAAAAATGATTAGCTTCAGAAGAAATGATGGAAATGAAGTAGGTAGTATCACTCTTGGAGCTAGTTCAACCAGTTTCAACACAAGTTCTGACTATAGATTAAAAGAAAATGTAACGTCAATAACTGATGGTATTACAAGATTAAAAACACTTAAACCCTATAGATTTAATTTTAAAGATGATACAACAAAACCTGTTGTAGATGGATTTTTTGCACATGAAGTTACAGCAGTTCCAGAAGCTATAACAGGAACTAAAGATGAGGTTGACGCTGACAACAATCCTGTTTATCAATCAATAGACCATAGTAAACTTGTACCTTTACTTGTAGCTGCTGTACAAGAACTTATAGGTAGAGTAGAAAAACTAGAGGGAGCGTAAGCCGTATTGCCGTTATACGTTCCAGCAGTTACACTTTAAAATAATTACATAAATTTTATGTCAACATTATCTGAAAAATGTGAACAACGTAAGGCAGAAGCACAAGCTATTGCTGAAAAGTACAATGCAGGTATTGAAGAAGCTAAAAAGCTGAGTAATTCAAACCAACAACTTCTTGAACAATTCAAAGTTGCTAATGCTAAGTATGAGCAGTTAGTGGAACTTGTAAAAGAAGAAGAAGGAGTGGAGCAATCTGCAACAGAAGTTGTAGAATAAAAGTAAAAATTCAACCAAAGTTATCATGGCTATCACCTACACCTGGGAAATCAATGGCACTGCTTGTAAAAGAGATGTTGCCGATGGTTATTTTACCAATGTTGTCTATCGAGTAAAAGGAATGGACGGCACAGAAGAAAAGGCAAGACGTACAGGCGAAATAACCTACGTCAAACCTGAGTCACTTCCATCTGGATTTATTGCTTACGATACTTCTGCAAAAACTCCAGATCAGGCAACTATGATAACTTGGGTTAAAGATGCACTTGGAACGGACGCTGTTACTGCTCTTGAAGCTGGATTAAAAGCAGAGATTGATTTAATTAATACACCAGTACAAGCTACTGGCGTTGCGTTTTAATTAGATTTTTCTACCATCTGACGTTGGATTATTCCTAATGTGACGTACAGGGGTGATAGACCTATAATTAACAGTAATACGGCTATGCTCATAACTGACATAGCCTTTAAAATTGCAAACTTTATCATGTTTCAGAAGATAGCAAATTGTTTGAGTATCATCTCATTTGTAATGGTAGCTTCCATGACTGCCACAGGCGTAATAGGTTACAAGTATGTAACTTCTGAAAACTTTAAAAGCCAAGTTATGAATGAAATTCTTGGTAATGTACAAGGCATGATGCCAAAATTGTTAGATAATGGTTTACCTAAAATGACAGGTCCATCAATGCCAATTATTAAATGAATTGCTGGCACTGTAAAACTGAACTTATTTGGGGTGCTGATGCAGATATAGAAGAGGATTTTCAACCTGTTTTATATCAGGAGTATTCAAT